CGTCCCCGTAGGAAGCCTCGTTCATCGGAATCTGGGCCGGGTTGGTCTCCGTCTCGATCCATGCCGTGAAGAAGCTCTGGATCAGCGCGGCCATCAGCTCCGATTGCGTATACCGGCTGATGTTCAGCAGGCTTTCGATGACCGGTGCCAGGAAGGAAACACCCCGGTACTGGTCAGGCCGCTCGGATTCCATGATGTGGAATATGTTCGGGAGGCCGGTTCGTGTGCTGTACGCCCTGACGCGCTTCCACTCGATCTTGTCCCGTTCCCGAAGCGTCTGGTTCGGGTAGGTGTTGCAGATCCAGTAGGCCACCACCATGCCGTGCTTATCGACTTCCACGCCGTCATAGATCCGGTTCCCGTTCTTCGGGTTCCGGCCGTCTGTCCAGCTCCCGCCAGGGATCAGGCGCATTGTGTTCGGCGTGCTGATCCGGTCGGCTTCCACCAGCTGTATCCGCAGGGAATACGGATTCAGCGGTGTCGGATCCCGCATCTGGCGCACACCGATCAGATCGCCGTTCACCAGCGAATTCGACACAACCAGCTGCTGCATGCCGGCGAAGTTGTTCATGCCGATGGCATCGCAGTTTTCCTTCTTGCTGGCCCACATCGTCCACTCGCGGACCGTCTTCCGCTGCCATGCTTTGGCGGCATCCGGAGTCAGATGAAGCAGATCCAGATCAAGTTCCGGCTTAGGCGTCAGTCCCGTGCCGACAACCTTGGTGCGATTGGTTTCAATCGCGGATCTGGCCACGGGCGAGCTCATGAAAAGCATCCGTCCGCGCTGCCTGAGCAGCATGCTGTTCCAGTTGATGTCTTCGTTCGGCGAAGAGGACTTCGCCGTGAATCCCTTCATGGATCTCCGGTTCCTGCTCGCGCCGGCTTCAGAATAGCCGCTGGCCTGTACAGTCCGCAGAGCTTTCATGTTCATTTGCTGTGCAAGCGCTTCAAGGTCGAAACTCACGTTTACCACCTCCTATCTTTGCAGAATGAAAGGCACCAGCGGCGAAAGGAGACGAAACTCCGCAGCGGTGCCAATAGATAAAGCCGGCGTGGATGATCCAGGCGCCGGCGATACCCCAAAATGGAACCCGTAACGATGCAGGCATCGTCCGGGCGGGATTTCTCCCTGATTACCAGTCTCTGGGAACAACTGCGAAGGCTTTCCGGGGCCGCTGTCCTGCCAGCATGTTCTCGTACAGATCGACCTTCTTCTCCGCTTCGTCAATCGCTTTCCTCAGGGAGGGAATGTCGAACCGGGTGAGGGATCTGTCATCGATCTCGTAGGACTTCACGCCGCCCTCGATCAGCGCCGTGTAGGCGTCCATCAGCCTTCCCAGGTGCTCCTTCCAGAAAGTCAGGCGCTCCTGGATCGTTTCCTTGGTCATGCTTCTCACCTCACCAGTCAAGCAGATCGCTCATGCGCTGCTCCATTCGTTGTACGGAAGAGCCCGTTGTTTTGGCCCTCTGTGGCCTCTCCTGCATCCTCGGCGCTTCGCCCTTAGGAGTTCTCCTCCTCCGGAGCAGAGCGTCCATATCGGGCGCCAGGGCCGTAAAAGCGGCCTGTGCGTAGTTCCGGCAGTCTAAAGCCTCGTTCCGCTCGTGCCCTGGAATCTTTTCCCAGACCCACGGGTTTTTGTTGTGCTCCTTGTAGACCAGATGCTCAGAGAGCAGGCCCACAAAATACCGGTGCTCATATCCGCATTCCGGATTGGTCGGGAAATGGCAGTATCTCGGGCCTGGGGTCTGCACCTTCAGACCGTCCATGATCAGCTGCTTACCGGCGTCTACGCCCAGCTGATACTGCCAGCACTCTCCGATGGTCTTGCCTCGGATGACGATCTTGACCTTCTTCGGCGGGGATGTGTAGGGCTTGCCATCGCCGCCGTAGCCCTTGCAGTCGAAGACCCGCATCCCGATGCGCTGCGCACACCTGAGCCGGACTTCCTGCGTGAAGTGACCGCCGTCATCCACGAAGGTCATGCTGATCCGGAGGCCCTTTCCGTCTCCGAAGCGGTACACGCGCTTCACCAGCTCGTCCAGCTGAGCCCATACCTCCGGCGTATCCGGACGGCCCAGGATGATCCCGCGCCGGATGCCCCAGTTTTCCTTCCGGAGGCCCCAGCCGATGATCTCATACTCAAGGCGGTCATCCTGCACGTCCACGCCCATGGTCAGCACCAGGACGCCGTCCGGCAGCTCTGCGGTGTATTCCTCGCGTCTGGCCATGTAGTCATCCTCGTTGGCCAAGCCGCCGCGGTCTTCCCACAGCTCCCCGAACAGGGTGTTGTAGACCACCTTCAGCTTCTTTGTATCGCCCCTGGCTTCCAGATACTTCGTAACGATCTTCTCCCAGCTCACCCAGGGCGAACAGAAGGCGTTCAGCCAGAACGACCGAACGCCGTTGCGCAGCGCTTCCGGATTTTCCGGAATCCACTTCGCGTGAGCACGCTTCATATCGTGCTCTTCTGAGATCCCTCCGCATTCCGGGCAGACGTAGTAGACCTTCGTCACGATGTAGGTAATCTCGTTATCCACCTCGGACTGGTCGAACTCATACCGGATATCCTGCCAGCGGATGTTGTGGTACTCTCCGCAGTGCGGACACTTGGAGCACCAGCGCTCCTGGGTGCCGTTCTTAAACGCCTTCTCAATCGGGGAAAAGCCCTTGATGGTCGGCGTTGAGCACTCGTAGGATTTCGCATTGTAGAAGGTCTGCTGTCTGGCCATGGCCAGCAGCCACGGATCACCTTCCTTGCCGGCCTCAACGGCCCAGCGGTCGCGCTCATCGCCCAGCACGTACCGGATCGGCTTTGATGCCAGGGCATGGGCTTCGGTGGATCCGCACATGGTCAGGATCCCGCCAGGGTAGGATTTCTGCAGAATCGTGTTCCCGGTATCGCCCCGGAGGCTCTTTGACACCTTCTTCCGCAGCGTCTTCGAGTCCCGGATCATCGGAGCGATACGGAGCTTGGAATACTCCTTCGCGTCTCCGTTTGTTGGCTCGATCATCAGGATGGAGCCTGGATCCTGGTCGATCACATACCCGATAATGTTGTTCATGCACTCAGACTTACCGACCTGAGAGGCGGCCACCATGACGATGTGCCGGATCTTCGGGTTTGTCCATGCGTCCATGACATCCTTGAGGTATGGAGTCTTCTTCGTTCTCCAGGGGCCGGTCTCAGCGGAGGATTCCGGAGACAGCCGCCTGTACTTGTCTGCCCACTGACTGACCGTCAGATCGTCAGCGAGCGCGAAAGAGGAGAGATTCTTCCGGGTGGCCCGGAACAGGCGCTTGATGCCGGATTCACTGATCACTCAGCATCATCCTCCTCGGCCCGTTCATCCATGCTTTGCCGTTCCCGGACCAGCGCCTCGTATTTCTCCGGATCGTAATCGTATTCGGACAGCTCACCGAGCACGTCCCGGATGGCCTCCTTGATCAGCGCGGAGCATTCCTCCGCTGTATCGCAGAGGGAAACCTCGACCGCCAGCCTGCCAGGCAGGGAAAGCAGCGCGTTTTTCACGGTGTCGATCAGCTCCTGAGTGAAAACCTGCACGTCCTCACTCCGGTGCATCTTGCCCTTCAGCTCCTGCGCCTGCAGTTCTGCCATGGTGGCCTTCGCCACCTTCAGCTTAACCTCAGCTGTGGCCTTCGCTTTGTCCAGCTTCTTCTCTTCAGCGGACTTCTTGATCTTTTCGTTCTGGGAATCCATGTAGCTCCGGATGGAATCCGTCAGATTGAACAGCTTTCCGTGTCCGGTCTGCATCTTGTTCAGCGTTCCCTGTGTGGTCAGCTGTCCGACCCACTGATTGGAGACACCGAGCATGCTGCAGATGTCCGCTGTCTTGACGTAGATCGTCAATCCCGGCTGGAGGATGTAAACCGAATCATCTTCCAGGAAGACCTTCTCCTTATCGTCCATTCAGCGGTACCTTATCCTTTCAAAAAATCGTTGATCTGACTTAAGCTCCGCATCGCGTCCCGCTTTCTGCATCACATCCGGCCAAAGGTCGCGCAAAGCCCGAAAAATGTTGCAGATTTCCAACTAAACAGCCCGATTTCGCCCCAGTATCGTAGCGTTTTTTGGGGGTCGAACAGG